AGAGAGTAAACCACTTTCATCGAATATATACAGGTTGTCGTCATTCGCAATATTCTTAAATCGCGAATATATGAACTGTCCTTTCACTTGAGTTGATTGTTCTGGCCCACTATTAAAATAACTTTCATCTAAACCTTTTATATTCTGATAAATGACAGGAACCATATCGTATCTTGCCTCTTCACTATAATATCCATCATACGCGTTATTAGCAGTTCCAGTCCCAAGACCAAATATAGTGTTGTTAGTAGATACATGGGCTGGTTGTGTTGTATCTCCAATTATTCTAGCAATTAATTCAAGATCAGTTGCTTTAGTATTAGACAATTCCAATTTAAAGTTTTTAGTAACGATGTAACCTTTTCCTCCAGTAGTTGGAATTTCTTGGATATAATATCCAGCAAACAATTGAACTGTTGTATTATTTGTAACGGGTGTAATGTTTCCATTCTCATCAATTATACGTACTAGCAATTCTCCAGTAGTTCCTTCAATAATTGCTCTCAAGCTCAATATTTCATTTTGTAGTGATAGCAATTTTTCATACACCGAAACTGGAGACAATATGTCTGTTAAAAAACCTGATGCAATTTTATTTGCATTATGTGCAAATGTTTGATTTCCAACATCAAATGATTCTCCAACGTGTTTATATATGCCGGCAGACTCTAAGTCTTGTATTATTTGCACCTTTAATAAATCTAATTCATTTACCTTTATAACATTTCCAAGAGAATCTGTATTGAATTGCCCTTGTGGAAATTCAATTTTTTGGATTGATGACCATTCTGATTCTAAAGGATTGGATGGAAATCCAGCTTCAGAAATAGATTTAATCATAAATTCAACTATTTCTCCAGGATTAATTGATATTTCAAAAGAGTTAAAGTTTACTGCACTTGCATTTTCTTCGCTCTCCATTATCCAATTGAATTTGCCATAAGAGTTTTTCTCTCTCTTTCTAATTGGACCTAACAATTCAGTCCAATTTGAAAATACTGCAGTTTTTTCTGTACCAGTTACACTATCTATAAATTTGATTTGGTCAATTGTTGACGTTTTTCCAGACGTTGATACATATCTGTATCTAATCTTAAATTGAATAACTTCTTGAGAAACCTGGTTTCCAATAGACTTAGGATTTGGAACTGACCAAAACCCTCTAACTCTATATTTAGGTGAAACTAATTGAATATTTGACGAATCGCCTGCTGCTTTAATTTCATTGACAGTTGATGTGAACAATTTAGATTCAGATTCACGTTGCAACACTAGTGAAATTAATTCGTTATTGTGACTATCCTTTTCTGCACTAGACGTAAATTTCTTAGTATTAATCAGTGATTTTTTTTGTTTAATCGACTCATCAATTTTATTTAACGACTGTTCAGTTGTAAATTTATCAGATTTTAATTGTTTTATTTTTTCTGTAGTAGAATTGTCAGTTAAATGGCTGTTGATTTGCACTACTTTGAAATTTACAATATCAATCAATGGCGCAGATGGTTTTATTCCAACCGCTGAAGGAGGAATATAATCAACTTTTAGTGATTTGATAAATTGTCCAAAGTCTGCCACTTCATTTTTGTAATATTCAGCAAGCTTCACTTTATTACCAGAAACATCTGTTATCTCCAAGTCATTAGAATAGAATCCAACTCCCGGTGAATAATTTTCAGCAGGTATTTTTGAATTAGGATCTATTGGCTTAATGAAAACAATTTGTCTTTCATTAAATGCGACATTAATTTCAACGTTTAAATTAGATTCTACCTCTTTATAAATTCCTAACTGTTCAACTCCTATTTTTATAGATTCAGACCCTTCTAACAATAGAAGCTCAATTTGAGTAGTAGATCCATCAATCGAAAGAACCTGATATCGTGTTCTATAATTGCCAGAGTTAACGATTAATGAATCTCCAAGTTTAAGAGATTCCGTATCTTTAAGTATTTTTGTCGAATCAGTATATGACAATTTATTAAGTGTAAAAAGTTTAACACCTTTTACCTGGCTAATACCATCTATTATAATATTCTTCTGTACATTATCAATTTTAATAACATCGAAGAATCCATTGTATTTTATCTTTCTAATCGGCATATCAACAACCTGAGAATCTAGATAATAAAGCCAATTATTATCATTAATATCGGTCATTAATTCTGAATATGATATCTCACTTCCACCTTTATATATTTCATCGAATGAATTAATCGATGCAGCATCATTTTCATTAAAAATAAATCTTTCAACATATACCTTCTCAGTTTCGACAGGAATCTGTCCACTAACATCTAAATTTATTGTTAATAGAGGATTTAAAAATTCTTCGAAAAAATCATTTAGTTTTGTAGTAAATATAGTCGGAGACACCAGTGTTGTTATTGAAGGAGAAGGACCCTTTAGCCTCGATGTATGAACGGTTCTATAAGTACCATCCTTTAATCTTACATTAGCGTTTGAACCTTCCAAACCACTAATTGACACGATATTATTATTTAGTCGATCGAGCTCTCTCTTCAAATAACCAAACGCTGGTATCTGAATAGTTTCCATTAGGTTAGTTTTACTATTAAAAAGGTCAATTGTAACAGTCTCCTTGTCAGTGGTTATTGCTTCGTTAATTCGTTTAACAGTTTCTAATGAGTTAGTGTTTAACTCAAGAAACTGTTCAAGTAACTGTGATATTGAATTGCTAGCGCTCATATTATCTTATAATTTCAAGTTCAAATGTATTATTTATTTCGTCAACACATATTAATTCAAAGTATGGTTTAGAACTTAATATATTTTCAATATCAATAGATGCTTTTAAAATCCATCCAAGAACATTAGACTTGTCTGTGTATATATTGATCTTGTTTAGTCCTAAATATGGCAATGTATTCTTAAAAGAAAACGTAATAGTTTGACCTTTCTTCCAAGAATTAATACTGTCGTCAAGGTATATATTCAAATCACCTGTAAGAACCCCAGAGTTAGTGTTGACTCTAATTAAATTATCAAACGGTCTAACTCGAGTTATCAGTCCGGTCGATGCAGAAGTTGACATGTTAAATGGATTTATTGCATTTACAGTGGTTCCGTTCACCCCTCCAATGACATCATAATTGAACAAATCGTTCAATGTATATCCATTGTTATCGTTTATGATTTTTATAAAGTTACTGTTGGTTTTATCTATCTTCATACCTACTCCTGCCTTTATAATGTTTGTATTATATTGAATTTCCGATGGAATAACTCCCGATATAACTAAATTCAACCTGGTATTAACCGACGTTATCATATCTAATATTGACGTTGATTTTGCATAGTTTAAAGCTGCATTTTCTAAATCAAGTTCTAACGCTTTAATTCTAGATGCAAAATCCATTGAAGTACCTTGTGCACTTAGATGTGCAATTAGATTCTCTATGTCATTAACCCTCTGGGTCATTGTTGCATATGTGTTTGCAGCATCGACTAATAACCTTGCAGCATTTTCAAGAGCAGTCGTTGTGTTCAAGAAAATGTCCATCGAGAATGTTGAATAGTCATTTATGTTTACCTCTACTCCTACATTGTCTAGAGATGAGTTAAATTTAACATTTAGTTTAAGGGCGAACGCATTACCATTTAATCCAGTAACATCATTTGGTTTATATTTAGTCAATTCTGGTATATATGAACCTTCTGAATTAGGGTCATTTTTAAAATTATCTAATATTAATATCCCATATAAATTAGTAGACTTATTAGCGGTGTTTGATTTTGAATATAAATCATAGTATATTAATATGGCGTTAAATCTGAAGTCTCCTCCTCTCTTAGAATAATCCAATAAATTATTTAGTTTCGGATCAGTTGCAATTTTAGCATATATTGAAGGGTTCCATTCGATACCATAATTATATAAATCGATTGGGTCTAAGCTTATAGAACCGTAAACATTGTCAGCCAAAGATTCTAAATCCAAATAGGAATCAGGGTGTGTTTGATTAACTCTGCCGTTAATGTAATCCGTAGGTAAATATGACGTTGCTGTAGTATTAAAGTTATTTGATTTGAATAAAATGTCAGGTGTATAACCAACCGATGATGGTACATTTACAAATATTTCATTATATGTATTTCCCTGATAATTTTTATCATTAGACACGTCGATATTTCCAATATACTTAACGACTCTAGAATAGTTGTTTCCAGAATCAGTAGTGTCTTCGTCTTCTACTACTCTTGAACTTCCTGCAACTGATTGTTGTGTGTTAGCGTTCTTAACTTTAAATGCACCGATATGGTGCAGCCACTTAAAGAATATTTTTTCAGCATCTGATGTATATATTGATTCATCAAAATCATCATCTGTTAAAATAAAGTTTTCAAAGTTAAGGGCGTAATTTTGAAATGTTTGTGCAAAATCAACATTAGCATCTCCATGTGCCATATATGGCGAACCACTTCTTTTATGTAAATTTTCAAATTGAATATAGTTTTCCCCATTTGAAGGAGTGGACACTACAGGAATATCCAAAAGTGCAAACTTAGAATATTCGAAATTGATGTCAGGGTTGTAATATGCACGCGTCAAATCTCTAGCAGCTCCAGAGAATGCATACATAGTCCCGCCTTGTTCCTGTGGAATCCTTATTAATGGTGTTGCCATTTAAGCTATTTATTTTTATTAGTGAATTATGCTTGCGTTATTTGAACATATTATATAGAATGTTGATGTTTCATCAACAAATCTTAAAGTTATTGATCCACCATCATTAAGTACAATCGAAGTAGCACCTATTATATTATTAACATCAAATGTAATACTACCAGCATTCGCAATTAAAGTAATTTCCTGTCCGTCCTCTGCGTCGCTTAGTATTAAATTAGTTATAGGCGGAGCAGCATCTAAAATATATGTTGTTTTATCATACATATTTACACCAGAAGGTAGAGATGTAACTCCACTTGATACTGAGTGTTTTAAACTTCCATTTAATGTCACATCAAAATTGAATTCTGCTGGAACATTAGTGACAACTTCTGTATCAGTAACCTTGAACGCCGATACACTACCACCAGTTGGCAATATATCTAATGCTCCTCCTTTAATTGAACCTGTTAATGTTAAAGTTTCATTTTCAAAATCTAATAAATTTGAAATGTCATCTAATTCATCTTTAATAGATTTAAAATTAGAGTTTAGTACAATTCTTGATGATGAAACCGAGTCTGTCCCAAAGATGTTTGTTATATTTGCCATGTTAAACGATTTTTAATATATTTTTATTTATTTTATTTCTATTTCCATTAACATCAGTTAACTCCAATTCAATTGTATAGTCTCCTTTGTGCTTAAATAAATAGGTTAGCCACGTGTTATTTGAATATATATCATCTATTTTTTTACTATTATTTTTAAGAGTCCATTTACATCCGATGATTCCAGGCATATTCGATATATCATATGAGAAAGTCACATGGTTCAACATGTGGACTTCTATATGTGTGTCAATTACATGTATATCATGAAAGCTTGGATTATATATTGTAAAGTGAATTTCTGAATCTTGTAATATAGTTCCTCCTAAAACACTATCGAATTTAACACTAGAATAGTCATGCGTTCTTGATGGTGATTCAGCCACTACTAGGATATATTCGCACATATCTTCTCCAATAGGGCCAGTCCCTGTTGATTCATTATTATCAGAATCTACCAATATTGGATTGTAATTAAATTTAGACAATAAAGGGTGAGCATTTGGATCTAACGTAGAAAGTTCCTCTGCAATTAATGTCCACCCTTGAATATCATACATGTTAATTGGATATGTAGATTGAATGATATATGTGTCAACTATTTCTAAGTTTGTATTAGGATCTATTTGTTCTATTTCTAAAACATGACCATTCACATGACCGGTATCTTGTCTTAAATCCATTTTAAACGATGAATGTATATCTCCACCTACTCGCATCATATTCCAATTAACTTCAGTCCCATCATCCCATACATGATTTCGCAACTCCTTCCATTGATATGGTCCAGGAGTCTCTGAAAATCCGAATGGAGACGCAGAATCTAAATATCTTCTTACTGTAGAAAATTCAGGGCTATCCACATCGTCATGCACATAGTTTGCCCTATCTAGTGTCAAATAATACGTTGCAATAATACTATCAATAGTCGCGATGTTTTCTCTTGACCACTCCCATTCACTGCCTGATACGTCATAACTATACGTGTATTCGTTCCAACTTAATTTAGGAGACATTTTTTGTAATAATCCATATACTTCAACATTTTTATTTTTTACTTCAAAATAGTTTGGTATTCTATAATAACTTCTCACGTTGTATAAGTCATAAACCGCAAGTTCTACTGAGTATACTCCGCTATATGGTAATACTATTGGGAATTGTTGGTATCCTGGATGCCATATTTGGTTTCCAGGTGTAGGCTCAGCCCAATATCCAACGTTTCCTCTAAATGATTTGAAGTAATCTCTAGGTCCTTTAACAATCCACTCCATCTCATAGATTCCCTGCTTCCACCAATTATCCCATTCCAACATGTGATTTCCAGTGGATTCACCATCTATGAATGTAAATTCCGCATCATCCCATGTATCAATAAATGACTTTGCATTTAATACAATAGGGCATCCTATAGGTATACCTCTTAGAGTATTGAAACTTGATAATTCTGTGTTATAATATGAATCATAAAAATTTATAATCGAACTAGATATTTCTTCGCGTTCAGTATCTAAAAGATTTGCGAAATTTTGAGAGCGTCCTGTTAATCTATAGTCAACCTTTCTAAGATCTTCAATATATAACTGCTTTTCAATCGGGTATCTACTGAAATCCACATTGGAACCAGCAGTTTGGTCTTTAATGATATGTTGATTATTCCAAACCTTCATGTTGAATTGTGAAAAATAATCACCTTCTCCTGTAATATCAACAATTTTGGCATTAAGCGGCAAATATGTTGATTGTAGTTTTTTCTTAAGTCCATATAGTTTTATAATAACTTCATCAGGGCTATAGTCAGATGACTCTTTTACTGTAGGGATGTCCCAAGAGTCTACTCCGCCATCCGCCTCATTTAATCTATAAACAATAGAAAATCTACTGGTCTTTTTTATATTTGAATTCGGTAATTCGTTATTATTATTTTTATTTGCTAGAAATCCAACCGTATCTTGGTTTGGAATCGCAACTGCTAATAATTTTCCAAAGTTTTCAGATTGCTCATTAATATTTAACCAATATTCCTTTAACGTCAAATTATTATAACCATAAAAATCAATAGCATTTAAAAGCGCCTTATATGTTCCAATAAATGGTTTTATTTCTGATGCTTGTAGAAGCAACTCCTTTCTTTTTTGATTCATCAATATCCAGTCCGGTGCAAACTCCATAATATTGGAATCTTTAAGTATCATATATTCATCCTCTGACATGGACATCCCAATATTAGAAAGTAAAACCGTAAGTCTTTCATCCTCAGACTCAGTTTCACCATATATTCTGATACTGGCTATAAGTATTTCATTACCATTATTAACTTCGAATATATCTAAAATCCCTGTATGATAATTATCGTCATGACTCATTAATGCAATGTTGCATTTAATTGGAATCATCGACATATTAGTTTTAATCTTTTTTATTCCATTAACTTCACCTTCAAAATATGCAGCATCTGGTGGTAATATTGGATGCACTTGAATATTATCTTTTGTAATTTCAAGTCTTCCATTATTATTGGAAGCGCTATACATGAAAATATCTTTGCTGAATTCATATCCATTGAAGAATTTGAATTTGAATTGCGTTTCTCCTAACATTGTAGCAATTGGAGTAATATACTGGTCGTTACCCAATAAACCTTGCACTTGTTCTAAAATATAAATCGTTAATGTTTCATATAGACCTGTTGAAACTATTGGTAAATAACACACACCCTCCCATATATTAGTATCGGAATTATATAATAAGTTTAAGTCGTTTGACTCACTGTCAAAAAACCTTAAATTTGGATATGCCATTTTTATTTAATTTTTTTGTCGTTTCTTCTGACAGTATATGATTTGTACATTTTTAAATATGTTACCGAATCCACCCAATCTGCCACAACGTGTTGAATCATGGTAATAAAATCATTCATTGTATCATTGCGCTGAATGTACTTTGAAATTGAACCACTTAGAATATTTGCACGATAATCATTTCCTTCATGCAGTCTTTGGTCCATTATTGAAAGCCTTGTATCGTAGCTTTTTACTTTTCGTACTTTTAATATATTACTAAAAATGTTCATTATATCGATTTTCTATTTTGAGCTTGTATTATACTAAACACTGTATTTGGAACAGCCGGCTCATCAAAATAAATTGATAACGCTGCCATCTCCCCCATTTTAACAGCGTCAGGTACGTTTATATTATCTCTATCGGCCCATCCTCCTCTAAATAATGCAACCTCTTCCTTCTCTAATATAATATCTCCAAATGAGTCTAGACTTATTATATTTTCCGGAAGTGCTGCTCCTGGTTCAAAATTAATATGGGACTTGGTAACATTTCTTTTAAAGAAAACATAATGCTGTTTGCCATTTCCAATATCTTCGAGGACTGGCGTAGATGGAGTCACTGTTACTGTTTCACTAACATAATACCCGAGTCTTCTTGCAGTTTCTTCCTTTTCAGAAACAAATCTAACATTTACAGAGTCGATTCCTTCAACGCCTTCCAATATTGCAATAATATCAGACTTAGGCAAACGATCTCTTCTAGTAATATTTATTAAGTATTGTGAAATCTTTGAACGAATCTCAGTGAACAAATTAGTTTTATTAAATCCTTCAAAATATCTTACTTTAATATCCATTCTAAAATATTGGATTTTAGGCTCTACTATTTTAACTTCAGTGGTTACCATCTGCTGACCTGAATTTTCTAAGGTTCTAAGAATTCCATTCTTTTCATCTTCAGAGAAAAAGAATTCCTCTTGATGTAGACTAAAATAATCAGTATTCGATGTAAGTTTTCGTGCAGTGTCAGGAAGCATGAACAAATAAATAACATTATCATCATCAATATAACCATCTTCTGTTGTATTATATGCATCAAGATATGAAAACATGCCATATCGAGATAGGAAATGCTCATAGTTATTAGGAGTTGCCAATACAAATGAATGTGATTGTAAAGGCGCTATTAATTTAGTAAGGTCTATACTTTCCGGGTCAGACCCCATAGTCGGAGCAACTGTAAACGAAGATTCTAATATTTTATTTAAGTTATATGAGTTTCCAAGAGAATCAAATCCTTCATTTTCAAATTTAAAATTAAGATCCTTTGAACCTGTTAAATTTCCCTTTGTTCCATCCGTTATGATGTATTCAACACCAATTGAAGAGCCAGCTGGTGGAATTAAACCAAATGAACCATTTCCGAAATAAATATCAAGTCCTCCTGTTATTCCAGTTTTAACGATATACCCCTTTGTCCCTACCTTCATATCATAAAGAGAATCATATTTTGTCCACAATTCACTGTTTACACTTACCCTAACCGAATGATGATCTGTATTCTTTTTGATTATCACATTAAATGATTGCAATTTATTTCCAGTTCCGGTAAGATTTTGCTTTTCAAGTTTACCTTGAATAACTGGTATATAGATATATTCAGGATTGTTTGTTTCTATTCTAAATTGATCGTTGTTTGTTTTTAAGACATATGTCAATCCATTTTTGGTGGCCTTTATTATAGTATTTGCTGGAATGTTAATGGCATCCCCTGATATCTCGTTAAATGCAATGGTGCTTAATCTTATTCTTATCTCTCCAACTGCCGATGTTCCTCTGAATGCGTCATGTCCAGCAAGTCTCGCAAGGCCATATATGGATGCATGATTTTGTGCAGTTAGAATATTTTGTTCAACCAATGCATCTTCAATATAAAGAAATACAAATTGCGTAAGTTCTGTAAGCACTTCAAGTATTTGGGAAAACGGCGATGCTGTTGTAAATAAGTCACCCCCACGTCCATATACTCTTGAAATATACGTCCTCGTGTCGAAGATCATCTCACTAGCTTTAATTCTAGCTTTTGATAAAAATTTTAATTCTGCCATCTCTTTATTTTTTTTAAATTGATATGGTAATCCCATATCGGTAGTCAACTATAATATCTATAAAAACCACGTTCTTATCGGTAAATGATGCAAATTCCACAGTGACATTGACTGGTATTTTAGCAGAGAGTGGAATCCATCTACTAATTGCTTCTTTCACTACCCCCTGTAGCATTGTGTCATTATACATAAACGAATATACATAATCCTCAAGATTGAGTCCAAATTCAGGCTCTCCCATGACATCTCCCTTTACAGTGAACAATAAATTCTCAATTTGTGTTAAAATTAAGGCAATATCTTCATCAACCTGCAACTGATCTGGATCAAAGTTTGGATCACCTATTGCTTTTATATACAGTTCCATAAACTATCTATCTCTATTTTTATGAGGAATGGAACATCCAGTCGACACCCTCATCTCCTTTGATTTCCTCAATCAAACTGCTTAATTCTTCTTCACCCAATCCTTTGATTAAATCAGGATTAATTTGAATGTTTCCAGGAAGTGTAAATCCAAATATCCCTAGTTTTTGCCCTAATGATATTTTAATCTTAGCAGAACAATATCTAAAAAACGCCTCATCTTGAAACAACGCGCATTCTGGAATAGTTTCATATATATTTAAAACTACGTCTCTTTTAGGAGTTTCTCCTGTGAACTTGAGTTCATGTGTTAGTTGACTATAATGAAAACTATAAGGGTTTTGAAATATTTGTCTAGCCATATCAAAGAAACTTTGATTTACTATGTAATATTCTAAGTTTTCTGCTGCGTTTACAATAGCGGACCCCCCTGAAATTCCACCAGCAAACATTCTTTCTATTGAAAAATCTCCTTGTGCAAATTTAATATCTAAGCCTCCTCCAGAACCACCACCAGTTTCAAATACTCCATATACTGACCATACTTCACCTCCACCAGTCACCGTATTCATTTTAGGAAGTGTAAATGAACGTTTAGCCTTAAAGTGATCCGAATGAAACATTTCCTTAGGTATAACCATGAAGTTTTCTTTAACAGAATATTCATAGTTTTTATAAAACCATTGCTTCGCACGTTTTACTATATTTTGAACCTCCTTTCTTGGGAGATTCATAGGTATCATACATGAGCCAGTAATATCATCCGCTAAATCGTTTACAAATATGTTAAAACATTCAGCATCCCATCCGGGATCTTGCTGATTATCAGAACCTCCTACTAATATACTTCCCATTTCTTTATTTTATTTTTATATTGCTTTAGATTTAACAATTTCAACATTATTAAATTTAGCTAATTTTTTATCATACATACCTTCTCTAAATATGCCACCATTCATAGTTCCTTTAAATGTACCCTTACCATATACATAACAGTCAGTAGCGACACACGTTCCATGTACATATGACCCATCTAGCTTTGAAGAGTTTATTTGAGTACCTTTGTAAAAATTACAATAGTGAATATCAGAGCCATTAACATCGCATGAATATATATCGCAATTCTTGAATTCTCCTGTTAAAAAACAATTAATAAATTCATATCCTACTAAATCAACACAGTATTCAAGTCTACCGCCATTAACCTGTATTTTACCTGAATCTGAGTCATAGTTAATATGTCCCTTTGAAAGATCTCCAAATGTGAATAATCTAATAACCGCATGTTTAACACTTGGCCAATAAAGATCTACAATCCTTGGATCTTCTTTTAAATCAACAGTAAACTTAACATCCTTCCAATTATCTTTAATTGTCTTCCAATCCTTTCTAGCATCAATAATACGTTTATTTTCAGCAACTATCCTTTTAAGTTCAATTGAATTTAAAGTGTTAAACTCATTATTTTCTGATGAATTCCATATTTGCAATAGAAATTGGTCTAGAAGGTACAATATAGTTGATGTCTTCTTATGCCAATCGGATCCTCCTATATACCTAAATTCAAGATAATTTTTATGTCTCTTGTCAAAATTAACGCCGTAATACTTAGAGTCAGGATATGTAAAGTTTTGTTGGTTTATATGATTACCATCAAAAAAGTAAGTATCTTCTTTTGGTATAATAAACTTAATAGATTTAGCGTATGCAGAATTTTCTCTTTTTGGAAAAAACTTAAACACTTGTTCTTCATTAAAATCTAAAATGAATTTAAGAACATTCATTTTAGAGATTCTGTATTTATTATCAATCTTAGATTTGTCAAAAGAAAGGTTTAAGTGAATTGATGTTCTATCATTCGTAGATCCATTTTCTTCTATCCACTGACATACATTAATAATCATTAGTCGCGCTGCATTATATGGAAGAGCGCCAGTTACAAGTTCTAGCAGTTTTGCGCCTCCAGACATGTCTGGCTCTATTTTAAACGAGTCCTGTGTTACTTCAAAGTCACTATGTGCTTTAGTTTCAACATGAATTGTTTTGCCAAGCAGAACCGCTAGTTTTTTTGCAGTCTCATCTGCACTGAAATTTGAGAAAAATTCGAATTCAACCCCGCAAAGGGCATTTTGAAGAATGTGTACTGAATTAATATGATTCATTGATTTTATCCCGAAAATATATTTTAAATATATATCCTCTAAAAATTATCAGTATTAGATGCTATTGATAGCTTGCTCTATTTTATTTTGAATTTTAGCATTATTTTTAGAAATAACATCAATCCATTGTTGCAAACTTTTAATATTCATATATTTCCAATGAGATATATTGTATTGTTTTGACTTTTCACGTTCTGCATTAAAGAAATTCTCATCGTCATTATAATTTCCTGCAGCGCCTCTACCCAATATTACATCCCATGTAGGCCACTCTGAGTGTGGTTTGTTTTTTAAAGAACCATCTCCTTCTAAATATTTTTGCCAAATTTCTTCATCATTAAATTTAGAATTTATAGATATTATTTCCAGGTTTTTCTCTATTTGTCTATTATTAATTTCTACTTCTTTATTTAATTTTTCAAGTTTTGTTAGCTTCTTAATTTTATCTCCATATTCTTTAGTATCAGCGGTTTGGCCAGTGATCGGTAAATCTGTTGAAGTGATATATCTGTAATGTGCGATCTGAATATTAAAACCTCCGGCGATAATAACCTCGGTACTCAAACTATATGCAATACCATCCCTTTGAATCTGTGCAGATATTTCTAAATTGCCTTTTCTAGAATGGCTTGCGCTTATTGATATGAGTGAATCTGAGGGCAATGTATATTTTTCTATAGATTTAACCATGTCAAAGATTATGTTTAATCTAGTTAATTCCCTGTCATAAGATGTAAATACCATGTCGGATTTCTCCAAGTAGTATGCTTCAGTTTTATTAACTAAATCTAAGATTGATGGTTCCAATGTGTCTAAAATAACGTTAATTATTCTGCCGCTATTCGATTCATTGATAAAATGCTGATATGTCTTTAAATTACCCATGTTTTATTTATCTGTTAATTATATGTAAATATAAACAAAAAAGCCCATATAAAAAAATATGGGCTCTAATATTTTCAAAAAGTTATTAACATTTTTTATAGTTTCAAGAACACCTTTCTAGTGGAAACATCTATACGCGTAATTTGAACTGTTATGTTATCACCATTCACTAGAGAATCTATTTTAATTTCGTCTGGCAATTCCGATACATGAAGTAATCCAATAATGCCTGCTCCAATATCTACAAATACCCCGTATTCTTTAATGGATTTAATAGTTCCTCTTACCTCTACTGGAAATGCAGTATACCTTGTAATAACATCAGCCCATGGGTCTATTATTTCAACATGTTCAAGTTGAGTAAGCATGATTTTAGTATCACTAATTACTTCTTTTACTCTGAACTCAATAATATCGCCTGGGTTAATTTCTCTATTTTGTTGTTTTTTAGCCATTTCTGGATTTAAGTCGTTTGTGTATATCATTCCTGTTAAACAATTGTCAAACCCAACAAACACACCATATTTAGTAGAACCTGTAACCACTCCTTCTTTCATTTCTCCATAATTGTTTATAAGGTTCTCAACTGCACCTGGAATCAACGCCTGTAAATATTTTCTATGTGATACTATTACTGTTCCTTTTTCTGGAGAGTAGCTCATTGGAACAACATATAACTGTGTATTAATTAATACATCAAAGTCTACTAGTTTATTAATGCCAGCAAGTGAACCTGGCATAAAGCAATCAACCCCCTGTATGTTAACGAAATAACCTCCATTAGGAATCATACCAGTTACTGTTCCGATGTAAGCAGTATTTCCAGTTTCAATAGCATCTAATATTTCTCTAAATAGCGCCGCTTTAATTCCAGCCTCAACTGATCCCAATAAAAACCCTCTAGAGTTTAATGCTCTATCTTTTACAATTTCAACTGATATTTCAGTTCCAGGCATTAATTTTGTTCTAGAAATTTCAGATTCTTTTGACAATTGGACATATACCATTTCACGATAACCAATGTCGATCGTAGCCCATTCATCGTCAATCCCATATACTTTACCAGTATAAGTTTCACCTGCATTTACAACACTAATTAATTTAATTATATTGTTTTCACACCAATGGCTTTCCATTAAATTAAGTAGTTCTTGGGCATATGGTTCTCTTGAAAAAACCTTGACTCCTTCTGGCGCTTTGATGTGGGGGTTTGGTTTTCTAATACTTGATGGGCAATCATTTGAATATGAGCTCCAGTCAAAGTCATTAAGTAAGTTTGTTGTAATTTCTTCTGTTAAAACAGCTTCTGACATTATTTTTATATTTAAAGGTTAATAATTAAATTATTTATTCTATTTTCTAGAAGGCAAATGGTGATATTCCTATCATAGGGGCAGTACTAGTTCCAATTGGAATTTTGCCATTATATATAAACTTTAAGTCCTTTAGATGTTTTGCACATGACACTGCAAATGCAGTTGCAACTAATCGAGATGCTGTTTGTATATTTGGTTCATGTTTAAATTGTTTTCCAGTGTTCAACGCTCTTCTTAAGTCTGACCCTAGTTCACCTTCATCTCCATAATAAATAGGAACGTACATACCAGGAGACGGTATTAAACATGGTAAAATTGGAGGAGATGCAGCAAACGGTTTAGATGTAGTAGATTTCCAATAGTCAATAATACACTTCGACATTACACAATATGGGTCTTCTGTATCGCACTCGATTCCTATTTTTATGCTAGCAGCTGCAACCTCATTTACATACCTAATTTTAAGCAGTCTATATAATTCCTTTTCCTTATTATATCTTAAAACTTTATCCTTAATTCGTTTCGTTTCGTTTTTAAGTGAAGCGCTTCCAATTTTACCGTCTATGTCTTTAATATATGTATATTTACAAATAAAGATAGAATCAATCAATTTTATTATGGTGTCATGTCTATCGATACTCTCTTCTTGAAATAATCTATTACGTATAATATTGTCATGCTCGATTCCAACTAATGTAGGAACTTTTAATTTTCCGAGACCTGCACCAATCCAATCCAATGTTTGTTTTTTAACCTTACCTTCAAATGTTGCTAAATTATTATCGAATCGTTTTACCCAGTTTATATAATCTTTAGTTCCATTGTTCTGATATAAAACACGTTTGGAAATTTCTATTATCAAACGTGAATCTGACATTATTGGTACTAATTGAAATGGTATAGAATTATCAACTTTAATTTCTAATATATTAATATTTTGTTTTATTTCAATTGATGCGCTTCTATTAATATCTTTTAGTTCAACTTTTTTTGTTGAATCAATTGCACTTATAAAAATATAGTCATATATACCAGGATCAGTCGGAGCTAAAAACAATGCTATACCATTTGAATCAGATTCAACACTAGGCTGGATATTACCATTTAATGAATATACGAACTCATATGGGGGTGTACCATCGCTATCTTCAATCGATAGGGTTACATATTTAGATTCAGGTTGATCTTTTAAATTTTCAGAATTTATATATATGTCAGCAAATAGATTTACATTTATAGATGCAACCTTTGGATTTGGACATGTGGTAGGAAACATAGGATAAAATTCAAATGGAATTATTGTTGCTTTGTTTTCTTCAACCCACGATTCAAACTCACAGTCTACATTATATTTCATATCAATTCCGGGCAACTTTTCAAATAAGTCATCATATATTGGATTTCCAAACTTGTCTTCTAATATAGGGGATGCAGAATCGAATAGCATATTGAATGCTTTTTTGAATCCTATCTCTAATATGGATTTCTCTCCTGATTTATGGATATTACCATATACGGTTTGTGCAGTCTTAACTGCATTAAAATATTCATTAGCAACAAACATCCCAATGTCATCAGGACCTTTTGACGTTTTACTTGCAAGTTTTTTTGAGAGGTTGTTTATAAATATGGGCCATTGTACAGGCATAATTATTTATTTAGCTGTTGATATGTTATATGTGAGCGCTTAAGACTTGAAATGATAGATGGAGTCGGAGGCGATGGAGGACCTGAGGGCCCAGTTGGAGTCGGATGTATATGCGACTTATAATCATCTAATAATTTATTCAGCCATTTTTCTAATGAAACGCCTCTAACTGCTGGTTCTGTATCATCTTCAGTACCTTCACCAGTATTGCTTAAGAATATATTTCCAGAATCAAGGAATATCTTCTCACTAGTAGAAATTTTAATGTAACCATTTTCGTCAAGTTGAATCAATGGTCTTTCCTTTGCTCCAGTTCCTCTTGATATAATAAGACCGTCTTCCGGTGAATGATATATTCTAATGTTACGCACCTCGTCATATACCAGCGAAACCACATTATGCGCTTCAGCTGAGTTATCTAGTACATCCTTCTTTAATGACTTACTTTGATTAATATGAAACCAATATTCTGGATGATATATGTTACCGTTATCAAATCGTACCGCCACGATAGTTCCTATATTAGGAACACTATGAAAACCAACAATATCTCTATTCATAGGAGTTGCCCATGGAATTGAATCAGTAGGAAGTTTATCGAATTTACCAAAGACCTTAACTCTACATCTTCCCAAATCTTTAGGATCTGCATTATCTACAACCTCACCTAACCAGTGTGTTTCTCTAATATTATCTTTATCTAATTCATTGTATACTGACATTATTTATAAATATTGCCTAAGTTATTTATTGCTGCTCTATTGAGACCTTGGCCTATAGTAGTTCCTGGAACAATTCCATGTACATTATCTTTAATAGCATTACCAATGTTTTTGCCACGCATTACATCGGAAGAAGCCTGATCTACTTTTCTAATTGCATTTGAGAATACATTTTCAAATTTAGGAATTCTATTTAAGGTTTCATCTTTTAGTTTTTGAAGTGCTTCTCTTTTCTTTGATTCAGATAGGGTATTCAAGTCAGACTCAGCCTTCTCATAAATTTTATCGAGTTTACCTTTGCCTTTTTCTTTTGCGAACTCTAATGGTGTTTTTGTAGATGGGTTGAACGTCTCACTATCAGGGGATGGTGCATGTTGTGTTCCAGCATAACTTTGTTCAATTATACCATTCAATACACGTGCTTCAACTTTTTCAAGTGCATCATAAATAATATTAAGAGATTCTGTTGCCATTGTTGGATTTTTATTAAGATCAGCAAATATAGTAGTACCTGATTTTATGTCAAACTCACATGATTTAATACCTAATAGAAAGTATGGTCTCCCAGCAGTACCTGATATATCTGCATTTTTGTTAGTGGTAGTAACACTTGGTTTAAAATTATCAGGGAAACTTTTAAGATCATCTTTATTAAATCCATTCATTTTAACATCAGTGTTAATAGCAATTGATCGTATTTCGGTAACATAAATCCACATTCTAAATTTTCTTAGATTAGGAGGCATTATATATACCCATTTTTTCTCATCAAAAATTGCTCTTCTATATAGATGCATTAAACCAGAAATTGTAAGATTCAAAGATTCTAGAGTTTCTATTTCAAGTTTTGCATCGTCTCCGCCTATAAATGCATTTTCCGGATTATATTGCTGTAACCTTTCAACTCCCTTTATAGATTGCCAAAACCATGGAAGTTCACGATTAATGGTGTTCAATGTTGTTATGAAGTTTTGTAAGTCATTTAATCTGTCTTTATAATTAATTGAATCAGTACCTGCATTTTCAGAAAGTGTAGTTAGAAACGCTTCAGCTCCACCTGCTAAAAGTGGTGAATTTCCCACGTCTGAAAAATCAAACAATAATGCAAACGAAAGATATGTAGGATCCTGGTATGGGAACTTCCTATACGAACCTTTCCTAAAATCCATTAATGTTTTAAAATCTGACATAATTTATTTATTTGTTTTATTTTATAAAGCATATTCTGCTCTCACTGATGCTGCAGTTTCTGAAAGAACCTTTTGACCATCTGTACCTTCTATTCTTCCAGACATCGGTGATGTATCTTTACCAGCCTCGCTCGCTTTAGTATATGTACCAACATATGTACCTGGTTCTGTTCCTGTTCTTACTTCATGTAAAAAGACCAAGTTACCTACTCTAACCCGTTGTATACCACTAAAATCGCTATTTGGATTCCATTTTGTAAATTTAATATTAACAGTTTCTGATTCAGCTTTTTCTCCTCCAGACGCATTCAATTTAACAACTACTCTATATTGAGCAGCTATAATTTGTACTTTTTGTATTGTTAATTTCCAAACACCACCTGGTGTTACTTCTGTTGGTAAAGTAACTATAGTCTGTGTTTTAGTGTCAGTTAGTTCAATATTAATAGTTGGAACTGGAGAACCTTCTGGGGTGACTGTCCAATTTCCAACCAAAAGATTTGATTTCCAGTTTATATATTGTGTGTCAAGATGTGATGAGCTAACATTATATTCTATTTTCACTGGTTCCGGCGGAGGAGCAGGTTCAGGCACTGGGGCCGGAGCGACCGGTGGAACTGGGGTAGGCTGCGGTTTAACTGTTTCTTCAGTAAGATTATTAATCCTGCTTGGCCATTCTCTTCTAAGCAATTTTATTTTTTGCTTAACAGTGTCCCACCCTGATTTATACATATATGTAAGTCCGCCAACGATATAATACCCTGACAAAAAATCGTCAGCTACATGTTCTCCTGGATTAATGACTTCTTCTGATGAAGCACTTGCAGTTTCAAAACCTTTTTCTTTTTTAGAATTTTTAATATCTTTATCTGCAATAAGTTTTAATTGTTCATTTATATAAATAAGTACTGGAATCTTTTGGTATAAATGTATAGCCGGGTTAAATGCAGCCAATGCAACCTCTAGAGACATTTTTTTAACCTCATCTATATTTTGCATATTACTTATTACAGAATACTCATAGTTTAAATGGGCATTTGAAGTCTCTGGATCTGCGTTTTTCCTTCCAACATATTTTGTTTTAACTTCATTCTTGTACCGGTCTTCATCTCTTCGTCCTTTCATAGGTTCTTCAATGTCACTCATTGTTTTACTAACAAGGGGTTGAACATCATGGCTAACAAACCCTTCTTCAGAATCATTTTCAAAAAATTGAAGGGTTCGTTTATATCCATTCTTTTTAGATTTCGAACCTGCGTTGTTAATAAGCGAATGCGCTTCAATATATAAATTAGTGCCAACATCCCTGGCATGGTTTGTAATAACTAACGGTTTTTTAATCTGATTAATTGAGTCATCACCTTGTAAATGTGGTACATCATTTAATTCTTTATCAAATGCCACAATAATTTCTTCAAACGTCTCTTTTGATTCAAGTAAAGTATTTAGATTAACATAGTTTATATAGTAAAAGGGGTCAATAGAGTGAACCTGGAAGCTATCCTCGTCAATGTATGAGTGCATTACTAGAGCATTCAATGTATCAAACTTATTGTTGTATGGTAATATTAAGTGCATTTTATCATCTGATGTATCTATGTTGGTAGCCAATCCTAGTTTTAAATCATTCGCAATTGATTCTATATGTTCTAATGACGTTCCAACTCCATATGACTTACATTCATCTGTATATAATCCTGGAACTTTAATTCTTCCAACAAAATTATATCTGCCAGTCGCACCACTATTAGAATTTTGTTTAGGTTGTTCTGCTTCTATAATATCAAAATCGATTCTGATGTCTTTATATGATGTTTTGTCAAGAGTTCCCATTCTAAAATTAATAACATCTCCATCTCTTGGAAAGTTATCAATTCCAAATTGACCCTTTGAATCCAATATAGTAATGTCAATGATTGGCATCGATCCATTGCAGTCTAAATTCATATTTAAAATGTCCATATCACTAAACACATATCCATTAATTGAAACCATAAGTAAATATCCCTTGCTAGTAATGGCTTTAGTTGAACCATCTCCTTCTCCAAGCGATTCAAACTTAACCTCGTCTAATTTAATAGTAGGTTCTGTAATAGTAAGAATATGATTATCAATTGATGCCATTTTAAATTATAATTTTACCGTTACCAATCCTAATATTAGAATCTCCTTCTTTTAGAATATTAGGTGGCAATATTTGTTTTGACCCATTTGGTTTTTGTGCAGCCTTTCTCTGTAGGTATTCAATTCTCTTAGCATCTTTAATTGGAAGACGTTTAGAATCTATAAACTGGTCTCTTATTGAAGCCTCTTGTTTTGAATTAGTAACTTTAATATCTTTAATGATTTTAAGAGAATCCCTATGTGAAGGAATTTCAATGACATCCCCGAATTTTAAAGAGAATGGGTTTGAAATGCCATTCCATTTTAAGATGTAATCACAATAATCTGCGCTTCTATAATATAATAATGAAATCAAGTCAATTCGTCCCACTTGGTCTTCATCAACTATATGTTCTGCAATTGATGATGTTGTATCAGAAAATACTAAAGTTGGTTTACTAAAATCAACAGTTCCATCAACTATTTTTTTACGCTCTAATGTAATAAATTTCATTATCCGTTGCTTATTTTTCTAAATGTTGCAGTAAAACCGTCTCGTGTTGGTTTACCTTTGTCTTTATTTCCATACTGAGAAATATCTACTGTTTTATTAATGTCAGCAACGTCATCTGGTTGTATATAAAATCTACCTCTCCCAGAGTTAAACATTGATTCAATTTCTGCTTTATCTCTAGGTCTACCTGGTTTTAATTTTATTGTAACAGTCATTCGTTCTGGAAAATCTTGAATTCCAGTTGGACCATCGAATACAATCTCACAGTCTTCTAATACCAAGTTGCCAATAACCATAATCGGATTAAGAGGATTACCAATTGTTACATGCCATTGTCCAGTAGGGTCTCCTGTAAGTAATGATGCAACTGCTTGTCCACCCTGTGGTGTATTTAACATTTCCATCATTGAACCTCCAAGCATATTATTTAGGAACTTGTTAGATTTAAGGGCACCAAAATCCACACTTAAAATGTCTTTAGCCGTTCCTCCAATTCCATCCTTTCCGCCTACCATCTTACCAAAATCCACACTTAAAATGTCTTTAGCCGTTCCTCCAATTCCATCCTTTCCGCCTACCATCTTACCAAAATCTGAAAATATACTTCCTATGAACCCACTATAATCT